AGCATTAACCGGATCCGTGGAAAATGCAGGCACATAGCGTGTGATAAAACTCCTGTCTGTCTGACGAATGGCGCGCCCTGGCGTTAATCCATCAGTGCCCATATTGCGAATTACGTCAATAAGCTCTAAGCCAACAGGTGGCGTAGCTGACAGAATCTGTTTGTTTCCGGGTTGCATTTTTAATGTCCAAATTCAGCATCTCCGGATCATCAAAATCGATACTGGATTCATCCAGGATACGCTTTCTGCAAACATCGATTACCGATCCGACTGTGTAGGTAGACATATTTTTAACTCCCTGATTATTGTTCTATAACTTCAAGTTTTTCCGGTGTATTTTTTCCCGTTCCTAAATCTTTGCCATCTACATCCAGCCCCTTAAGCCAATTTTGATATTCCCGCCAATCATTATTCCTTTCATCGTTAGGAATAAAAGCTGTTGTTTCTGTGTTTTGTACTCCGCCTTCTGTTAATTTATATTTTACCACAATTTCTCCTATATCCTTGAAACTGCCACCCACTGAAACGTCAATTTCCTGTCTGTCGCAACAGCTCCATTTGTAGCTGTCACAAGAAAACAAGAGTCTGATATTCCTGTAGCAGAACCAATGATATCGTCTCCTGCCGACATCGTAACCTTGCCGGAGTTACCAGCAACATCCCAAATGGTTACAGTTGGAGCAGCCTTCATAACAGAAAACAGCCGAACATTAAAATACATTGAATAATTTGAACTTGCCACACCCGTTAAATAAGTATGTGTGGAGCCAACAGTTGTTGCTGCCCCAACGGCAGTCGCTTGTAAATAACTTTTCTGGTAATATCTCTGACAAAGCCTTAAATCCTCACCTGTATTTCTTGGAATTAAAGCTGTAGCAACTGAACCAAGTTCGAGTTTCATCCACTGGACGTATATTGACCCCGTTGTGGAGATTGTACCTGTTAAAGCAATAACATCAAAACCTCGCAATTCTAATCCAGTTGCATTATTATCTACGGTTAAGGTTGTTGAATATGTTACCCAGGAAGTTGTTACAGATGATATAGTGGTGCTACTTGCGCTCACCCCATCCCACATTAATATTCTGGCGACAGTTAAGGCTATCGCAGTTGACGCTTTAATCCTAATTGAAAAAGTTACAGTCTTCCCCCGATATTTTTCAAAATCTTCAATTTTTTGTCTGTATGACCAAGATCGTGTTGTCCCCGCTGAACCAACATTTGTAATTTCCCATTCACAACATTGAGCAAACCCTGTTTCCATAGCAGAGGTATTTTTCTTTACATTTATAGTTGGGATAGTTCCCCCACCAGCAGTACTATTAACATAATATCCATCAGCCGTATAGACACCATTTGCAGGATTAGTAAAAGTTGTATTCTCTTGCCAGATAGAAAAGTTTTGATTGATAAGAATATTGGGCAAGTCTCCACCAGCAGCTCCATCTACATAGGTTTTAACTGCCTTTTCAGTTGGAACCGCATCATCTGAATCACCAGCTAATGTTCCGTCTGTTGAAAATTCGTTTATTCCTGTTCCGGCAGGAAACGAAGCTAAACCTGTAGCGTCAATACTGAAAGCAGGATCAGGGGCACCGTCACTTGCAACAAGTTCAGAATGTCTGTGAAGTGTGTTGGCAATTGAATTGTCGGTTAAGGTTTCTAAGTTTGCTTCGGTAATATTGGCTGTTTGTCTAATGGCTTCACCGATGGTGGCAGGGGCTTGTAAATTTACAATCTGATATAAACTATTCATATCAATATCAGCCGTCATAGTGCCAAGAGTTGTATCTGTGCCCTGGGTATGCCTTGCAGAAGTGTTTGTTGCTATATCGGTACGTTCTGTATCTGTTAGAATTTTTGTGGTTGTCCCTTCAACCATATTATCCATATCAAAACAGTCAGCTGCGATTGTATCTGGATCATATGTAGCGGCAGCCATATCTCCACCGGCACTCGCAAAATCAGATATTAAAGCACGCTTCAGATTGTCGGAATCGCTTGAATCTCCTATCAGCACATAGTCTGAGCCAAGTGCAGTTACTATATCTCTGTTACTGATTGAAGTGTTGTCAAGCGCAAGAGCCCCGCTTCCCGTTACCTCTCCGGTATGGTCTGCATTGGTGTCTTTTAGCGTATTAGCTGCAACATCTGTGGCTATGTCTATTCCGTCAACCGTACCCGACAAGGTAATGTTGCCAGTTATGTCTAATGCGGTCCCATCATATGTAAGCCCAACCGTACCTTCAATGGTACCATCACCAGTCCAGACTCCCACCTGATCATCTACCGGTGTCCCATCCTTAGACACATCCCCGCCAGCTGCTGCTGCCCAGGTCTGGTCCCCTCTTAAAAAGTTAGCCGAACTGGCTGATCCGGTACCCAGCTCAGCAGTCGGCACCAAAACTGAAGCGTCTAAAGAAGCATAGCCGCTTGCAGCGCTTTTTTCGGATTCTAACTGATATTGAGTGTGGGGATCCCCGGTGGTAAGATTTAATAAATTAGCATGGTTGATTTTAGCTTCATCGATCTGGATCTGAATGTCCTCATTTCCACCATCATTTAAGGTAGATAGCTCAAGGATATAGGTTGTATTCGCACCATCAGAAACCACCACCTTGTCTTCAAGATAGCCGGGCGTAGAATCATTGGAAGAAATCTTTACCATGGCATCGGTGTGTTCACCCGACTCAAAATTATCAAGCTGATCGTGATCAATATCGGTGGTAAGATTGTGAGTATTAAGTAGGCTATCATGGTTGATTGAACCAACGTGCTGGGTGACGGCAGCTGCTGTAATTCGATCAACATGGATATCTTCACCACCAGTTACGGCCCAATCAATATGTTCTGCGGCTAAAAAGTTGAGAAGTTGATCATGGTCAACCTTGGCTTCATCAAATTGAAGCTGCCGATCTTCATCAGCACCATCATTTAAGGTAGACAGTTCAAGCGGATTTGCGCTGTTTGCACCATGAGAAACAATAAGTTTATCTTCCAGGTATCCAGGCGTAGTGTCGTTTGCGGAAACCATAAAGGTGGTTCCACCGCCAGCACTAATTGATCCGACAGTAATGTGCTTTTTGGCAAAAGAAACTGCGGAGTCTTCTATAAGAAGTAGATCCGCAGATACCGGAGTAGATTTTAGCGCAATCGCTGAGATCTCACCAGCCACATTGTCGTGGATGGCATTAGAATCAGTACCACCACTCCCTCCCGAACCAATAATGTTTACAGTAACGGCTTCGTCCAGCAGATCTTCAACAGTAATTGCCCGGCACAACGGATCCCCGATCCGACCAGCCCAAATATCCAAGGTCTCTTTGATCGGAGACAATATGCGTTGCAGGTTCTGCTCAACGCCTGAAGGAAACGGTATTTCCGGTATTTTACAATCTGCCATTAAAGATTATCCTACACACCACCGGATGCGCTTCGATGGTCCGGTTGGAAATAATATGATGCCTGATGATCAGTATAGCCGGATGTCTTCTTATCCGTGGCATCTTCCATATACATCTCCCATTTAGTCCAGTAAAACAGAGCCCCTTTCGGATCACTCCAGGGCACCCCCGGCATTTCAAGCATAAAGGCCATAGCGCAATTCTCGATGGCCAGCCGGTAATCATCATAAATAAACTGTTCAATTAAGGTAGCTGATCTTGCCGGCATTAATGTCAACCACATATCCAGGCCATCAGCAATAGCCTGAGTAGGTATATAAACCAGTCGCAATTGCCTCTTTGCGTCCATTATGAAGCGCCTGGGCCTCGACTCTACTCTCTGCCTCCATCCGCGCTCGTTCTCGTCGAGATATCGCTCTGAGGAAGTCTCAAGATCAATTTGAGCCAGCTCTATGTGTTCCAACGAAACAATGTCAGCGATGGAATTAACCTGGGTGCTGGTACCTTCCAAAACAATAGCATCGTCGGTCAGATCGTAAAAAGCCTGAGCAGCCACCACAGAAACAGGATCGACCTGTTCGCGCCACAGTAAGCTTTCCCAACAGAATTTACGGCACGCTTCTATAATCCATGATCTGATGATCGCAGTCGGTGCAAGGTTAAAAGCCGGAGCGATATTCGGCATGAACTCCAGCGGATCGATTGTAAGTGCCATAACTTCTCCTTTAAACCAAGGTAATGCTTCTGACCTGCATGTTGGTTACGGTCGCATTGGCCTGAAGCTCGTCCACACCTAAACTGAAAAATCCAGGTGAAAACAAATAATCATAATAACGATAGCCCCACGACCAATCAGCCGTAGACTGTTGCAGGATTGTTGTGTAGGTGCCATCTGTATAAAGGGTTAGTGTAAATTGACCGTTGTCAAAGGTTAGCTCAATGAAAAGATCGACACCGGTAAAGAGACCGGTAATCTGACTCTGGATTGTCCCCCCAGCATAAAGACCTAAGTCAATATCAGGGGTATCATTGATGCTGGCCTGAAGATAAATAGTCGGTGCGGATGGATTTGCCACTTCGTCAGTTAGACGTAAAAGGTCCATTAGGCCCGAAAGAGCCCCTCCGGCATGGGTGGCATTTAGTGTAATCCGGAAACCAAAACGGTCGGTAAAAAAGTCTTTTCCAAAATTTTTGAAAATCCTGGCATCAGCATTTTGATTTAAGGCAAGGTCTACCTGGTTGGCAGCCACCGTCAGGCGGCTATTGGGATCGGTTTCAATATAGGTAGTCCAGTCCTGAACAGTCCAGACTTCATTAGACAGCGTATCAAAATCGTCTATCGGCCTTGGACGACCATCATCTACCCACTGACGATCCAGACGATATGGTGGCGTTATATCCTGTGGATGACGTGGTTCCCAGCAGCTGTTACAAACTAACCAGCCCTGCCATTCCTTACGGCATTGAGACCGGTAATGTTTGAATCCGCAACGGTCGCAGATAACCAGGTGGTCGCCAGGATAATACTCCCTGTCGGTGTGTCTTGTCACGGCTTACCCCCATAGGTTATACAGACTTTTGGTCACTATGCGAAAATACCGGCGCACCACTGGTATAAGCGGTTATCTCATATTTAAACGCTGTGATACCACCATCGTAATGCAATCCGGTTACACCAGTCTTGTCGGTTTGATCGGCTTCAGCCACCCAAACGGGTGTTTCTCCAGCCAGGATCTTTTGGTTTGACCAAAACACTGTGTAGGTGGCAACAAAAGTACCGCTGACCATTATCCGATTGCCGTGGCAATATGGGTCTACAGGATATATAAAACTCGCTATACCATTGATACCAGCCTCAACACTACTTGCACCTGTACCAGCGTCTCCATAGATAGAAGTAATCGCAGTGTAATAAAGCGTGGACGCTACAGTATTACCATTTATACCAGTGATGTCCTCTGTTTGAGGTTCACCGTTTTGACCCAGACCAACAATAGTAAATACAACCGTTGCGATATTGCCAGCGGATGTAAGCGTGACCTTTTGCGGTATAAATTTTCCGGCTGCCGCAGGAAGCAGTGCAAGATAACCGGCAGCTGCTAATTGCTGTGAGGATGCCAGGTAATCAGTATCATTGGCAAGCGTATCGAAATTTATTTGTTTCGGACGCATGAGTATTCTCCGTTTTAAAAACAGTTATAGTGTAAGTGCCCAGGATGGGCAAGGAGCGCAAGAACCTAAACCTGTCCTGGGCAAGAGGTTGCAGCACAGGCCACAACCCCTATTTTAGCCACAGGCGGTTTTTAAGCGCCAGCAGATCCGTATATACCACGCTTGTCGGAAGCGCCCCAGGAAGCCCTGAATGTAGATTTGAAACGGGCGTTCTCGGTATCAAAATCATTATCGGTATCAAACTCGTCGCTTCGACGGTTAAAATACTTCAAACCGTCTGGGCAATCTGTTTTGATATACCAACTATCCTGGTCGGTAAGATAATGATTAATAACCACTTCTGGGATCATACCCAACGCACGAATTGCGTTGATGTCATTGTCTGCCGATGTCACACGCAGTTCAGATCTCAGGATTCTGGTGGACTCAAAAGTATTATCCACAGCCACGACCAACTTCATTGGCCGTACAGCAATCCGAAGACCTCGATCATTAGTGAAATTGGCAATATCAATGCACGCTTGCTCAAGTGCAGCTTCAGATAAATCAGCCGGTGTTTCCAATTCATTCGACCACACGCCTCCCGCTACATTGGGATGCAGGGTAGAAATCATCTCTACACCATCACCGAAAACATAATCCGAGTTAAAGGCGCGATTGAGGATATTCGCACCCAGTATTTCCTTGGTTTGGCGGATTGAAAACGCCAAAGCCCTGGCTCTTTTCAATGCCACAGTCCCCGCGATCCCATCTTCCCACATCTCTCGTGTGATGATGAAACCTAAACTGTAGGTCCCATGAACATATCTATCAATGAAACCCTGACGAGCGTCGTCGTAAGCTGTCCCTCGTCCTTCAGGTTTCTCTTGGGCCAGACCAAAAGACGAAATTCCTACGTCTTCCTCAAAGGCCAGTTGGGATTGCTCCTCGTCAAAGATCTCCGTAAATTCTGTCGGATACTCAGAATAGGCAAGCCCGTACCATTTGTTAACGCCCATTGATAATGTTCAGGCAAATTCGCTCTAATCTTGCCCCGCCTTTCGGCAGCTGCATGTTTCCATGCAGATCAGACTATATCACAGCCCGTTTCAGGGCCTCCCCCGTTTCCAGCCACTTGGCCGTACTTCCTTGCGGAATAGTCGTTGCACGTTCATGATAACGGCATTTATAACCTTTATAATGGTTCCATCGACCCATCGCTACTTGCAATAGATTGTTGTGGAATAATTTGTCGCGTTTCCATCTCCGACAAAATTGCCTTAATCCCATTGCAACATGCTCAACGCCATTGGGATCAGTAATAATAAAGGTTTTGTGGCGGGGACTTTTTCGACCCGACATATTTCTGCCGGTTGGAACCCCTTTTTTAGATTTTGAAATTTTTTGTCCCCAGGTAATCTTGCGCCCAGTAAATATCTTTCTGAGCTTTTCCCTGGTTTCATCACTCACAAAATCTCCACCTATTGTCATATTATAACCGTTTTGATAGGTATCATACTCTTTGATCATCGCCGTTTCTGTAGTGTTTAAACCGTCTTGGTCGAAACAACTACAAAACACTTGAAAATCAAATGCGTCCAGACCATATTTTTTAAAAGCTAAATATATCTTATGGTCACGCTCTTTGGATTTAAAACGATAAATATGCTCACCTTTTCGGCGAGCTATACCCTGGGTAGTCTGGCCAAAATAAGATTTACCATTCACCCTGTTTTTAATCCTATATATGATTCCGTATCGTTTCATGCTTCGCTCAGTATTGTCCTCGTCTTTACGTTAGGAGTTTCACTGAATTAAAGGGATTTGCTACAGATGTTGCCATCTGAAGGCCCAACGTTTTAGGCCATAGGTCCTTGGCGAATGATCCAGTTGTAATAACAGGCATAACATACCTCCCTTATCGGTTCGCCAGGTTAAACCCCAAGCTCCTGGTTAAATGCGTGTTCGTTAATAAATACCCACCACTTGGCATGTTCGCCCAGCTCATTATCCAAACCTGGTGCCAGGCGTAAGATTCTGATCTGTTCAGTGGCAGCTGTCTCTCCGACGTTATTCAGTTCTACGCCGGAAAGTCCCGTGTCAACGTTCCCACTGCCAACTACAATCGGTGCATTGTTCCCGATTTGGGCAGCGGTTAATGCCGTTCCTCCGGAGACCTCCTGGATCTCAAAAATAAGATCCATGTCGTCTGCCACAAAGACATACATATCTTCATTGGCAAGACGATAGCGCTTTTCAAGGCTGTTAACCATAGCTGCGATCTCTGGTGTGAGACCAAAGCCCATAACAACACCGGCGATCAGGTTGGTCGTACCCGCCACTGCTTGTTTTACAGTGGGGTATTTACCTGACGCATCGGCTGCTCCGGCAAGAGTTACCGGATCACCAATGAAAAGTGCTACTGCATCGGATGCTGGCACAAAGTAAGGATTTATTTCGCCATTATAGGGATTTCCGTTCATATGCTTGACCGGACGTAGCCCTCTTGGACGATCAATATTAGCCATAATTTTTACCTCCTACTTCACGGCCAGCTGCAAAAGTATAAAACAATCAAAAATGTCCCTGATCCATATCTATATCCGCCACATCTTTCGGCGGAGGGGTCATGGCTGATTCAGCTTTAACACTCCCATAGTGGCCATTTTTTTTAGGTCTACGTTTAATTTGAGCTTCCATTTCGTCCAGGCGTCTTGCTTTTCTCGCCTGATCTTCATTGAACCAGTCTTCCCGTATCTCCATTAAAACAGCCTGTTGACCACCGCCAACTTCCTCTACAACCGCAGATCCAAGTGGTGTCGTTCCTCTCGGTTGGCTTCCGGCCTTTATTACCCCGGGATTATCCGGATCATAAGTTTGGTCGGTAACCATCTGATATCCTGCATCCTCAAACATTTGGACTCTGCCTGGTTGAACATTCACAAATCTGCGTTTATAGCCTGGCCGTCTCGGCGCTGTTAGCCGATTCCTTTGTCCTACAGGGATCCTTTCTTTCCGACGCACTTCGGAATCAATACGCTCAAGAGCATAGCCCTCAACCGGTTTTCCGTCGTCCTGCGCCGTCCAGGGGATCCTCTGATAATCTTTACCCTGCTTGGCCATAGCAGCAATACGCAAATCCGCTGCCCTTGCTGTGGCAAATGGTAAGCCATTTGTACGAAGCACTATTTTGTGTTCTTGGTTTTCTTGGTCCACAATTCCTCCTCGCCGTCTTTACGGCTACCTTCCTATGATGTTACCTATTTTGACCTGTTCGTCCACATACTCCTGCACTGTCATCACCTTTTGTTTTTCATAAAACCTGGCAAACTTCTGCTGATCGGGCGACAGATCATTAATGGTATATTTTTGTTTAGCTCCAGGACCGGTTTGGCGGGTCTGCCCACCAACTACAGTCTGTTGCTGATTTTGCTGGCCAGTAACTACCTTCTGGCCTGACAAAGCTTTTCCTTTAAATGCTTCTGGAAACATGGTTATGGCAACTTCGGACAGTTTCTCAAAATAAGTATCGTCCGGCAAACCTCTAAAGCGCTCACTTTGAGCATCTATATAGTTTGTCATCTCTGTATTTTTGCCGTACCAGGAGTTTTCAGCCATCCACTGTGCGGATTTTGCTTTAAAGTCTCCCGTTCCTGTCTGTTGCTGAGCTTGCTGCTGTGCAGCCGGCTCGTCCATGTCTTTTTTCGATTTTTGCAAATTTTCAATTTGGCCATCGACTTCTTTGACTTTCCCCTTGTCAGAATTTTCGATATGCACATCCCGCTTTTCCTTAAGATTTGCAATCTCGTTGTCGATTCTGGCCTGTTCTACTTTAGCAACTTTAGTATAGGTCGTCTTTAAGTTCTGCATACCAGCCACCAGTTCCTCGTTAGTGGCCTTTAAAGAATTGAGCGTCTTTACGGTAGTATCCTGGATCTGTTTTGAATCTATGATATACTGATCAGCGCTCTTAAATGGTCTACCGGAGTTTTCGTCATGCTCCGGATTCCAACCCATCTTCATTGCCAGAACCTCGACTTCACCATACTGTTTCTCTCCACCCCCTGCTTCTTTTTGCACCCCAGTGCCGTCTCCGGCAAGGGGTTTGTCGCCGGTAGTAACTATAACCTCCGGCGCTGCTTCTCCTTGTAATCCATCCATAATTCCTCTCCTTTATTGTTTTAAGACAAGATCAACGGCTGGCGGTTCTTCCAGCATTTTGCCCACTACATCCTGGTCCTGAAGAAGTTGAAAAGTCTTCTTCCCCCAGTTAAACTGCGTGCCACCGTATCTGGCATAAATAACCCTATCGCCTATCTTTGCCGCTATCTCCTTGCCATCTCCGTTATTCCAACAGATTTCAGCTCTGGGGCCAATGGCCACCAGCGTACCCTGGGTAACAGCGTTTTGCTCCTGCTGCCGTGTACCTGATGGTACAATAATAAGCCCACCGGCTGTCTTTTCCCCAACCTTGTCGGGCACAATCACTACCTTAGTTCCTTCCGGATCAATCGGACAATCCATAAGTTCCTCCTTCCCCATCCTCATATTCAATATTTAACACTAAATCAATCCCCTTAATCATGCCGACTAACTCGGCTGTCTTTTCAGCTGTGGCTCCAGCGTCACCCAAAAGAGATTGGCCGGTACTAAGCGTTATCTGTAATAGACGCTTTTCTTCCCGAAGTCCTTTAAGAATCTCGTTTGTGATCGGCAGTGTTTTCCACAAACCGAAACTTTCCTTAGATAGCTCCTCCTGGTTGGACTGCTGCACCTGCTCCTCCTTGCTGTGGCATGCCTCCTGGTGGCATCGGCTGTCCTTCTCCGGCACCCTGTTGGCCACCACCTTGCTGCGCTTCTCTGCGCTGTTGATCCTCGTATTGTTTCTTTTTAAGATCTGCTTCCAGATCCACCCTTTTAGCATTAATCACAGCGGCCAAATGACCGACCTGTGTTTTATATTCTTCTATCTGTGGCCCCATCTCTGCCGCTTCGGCCAGGGCCATAGCTTTAACTGCCTCTGCCTGAAGCTTGACCATTTTGTAAAAGGTCTCAGCATCTTTTATCATTACCTCTTTTTCCTCTAAGTCCAGCTTTCTTTCGGCCTGTTGAACCTTGGCCATTTCGATAGACATCTGCTGTTGGTGCATAATTAAAGGAATATTGGGTGGCGGTTCTTCAGGTATTAACTCTTTCCAGTTATCTATCTGAATCGCGTCTAAATATCGATACAGGATTTTCTGGTCGTCCAGGCCCTTGCCCATAACCTGCATCAAGGCTTCAGCCTTTATAATTTTTTGAGTATCGGAAACATCAGCTGTGGAACTTACCGGTCCAATGTCCAGATCGGAAGGATCATAATCAATCCTGGGATCAAATTCCCCTTCGTCGTAAAGATCAAGAATCCGATTATATTCTTCAGGGGTGGTATAAAGCATGTTCAAGCGTTGAATTTTAATAAATTCACTTTTCAGCGCTCGATGAATCCTTTTATAAATTGAAGAAAAAACCTTAAGCCCCTGCTCGATCAATGCCAGAGTAGTGGTAGCGGGCACATTCGGCTGACGCTGCTCTCCCGACAGAACTTCTGCTTGTGAGGCCAGGTCCTTGGCGGCCTCTAACATTAGTCCTAACAATTGAAACAGCGTAGCCGACGGCTCTTTGGTAGGCAGGGGGAAAATGCTTTTACGCAGGTCGTCTCCTGCGGATTTAATAAATTTCCATTCACCAGCTTTAAATTTAACCGATCCTGATCCACCGGCTTTCATTAAGCGGATTCCGCGATTAATAAAGCCGGACTGGCGATTTTGAATTGTACCAGAGTCAAGCAACTGGTTTATAATTGAATTAACGGTTTCATTGACTGGAGAAAGCAGGATTCCGAAACCCAGACCATAAAAGTTAGCATCAAAGTCCGGAAAGAAAAGATAACGGGTAAAATACTGATCAGGTATAATCTTAATGATTTCATTGTTGGAATTGCGAAGAACAGAAGTCGCTCTAAAGCGCGGAACAATCCGCATCACTTCCTGTGACGCTTTATGAATTGTTACAATATAGGGCTCTTTATAACCGTCACCGTCCAGATCCAGCCAACGGTGTTGCTCTAAAAATATATAGGTAGCTTCAGTATCCTGAACATTATCATTTTTATTTTTCTTTTCATCTTCAGAGGTATCCGGTTGTTTATTCTCAATGCCAGCGTCACGCCATAAACCGGATCGAGTATGCTCTAAATAGCTGTTTTTGGTCAACTCAACAACATGCGTAGCCCTGGGAGCCGTCTCCATAGACTTAGCCCAATAGTTAACTATCAGCTGTTCAGGATCCACATATTCGGAAATTGTAGTGTTATCGATAAAGTTTCGATAGGTTTTCTTGAAGGCACAGCCTAAAAGCGGCATGGAAATCAACAACTGGTCCATCTCGTCTTCCCATCCGGTAGTGGCAGCCGACAGCTGGGCGTTCATATGAACCCTCACGCGCTCTGCCCGTTTTTTCTTCTCTCCGCTTTCGTCAGCTCCGAACACATTAACCTTAACGTAATCTTCACCCTTAACAATATTACCATAGGCTCTGGATGAAAACTGAATACAGGCTGTAGAAATTAACGGGTATTTAATATTTGAGGTTACTTCTCCGCCCCAGGTTTTTGTCGCTCTCAGCTGGCGTGCCAGCTTCAGGGCATCTACCATCCGTTTTTCCCAGTCGGATCTTGAGTCTTTGTCGATCTGATATTCGTCTTTCACTGTACGGCCAATGGTTAAAAGTTCAGTCTCGGTTAGCTCCTCGGCAACATTTTCCGCCTGAAGCATCATATCTAAAATATCAACACCTTCGTGTGAAGGCAGCTCGGCTTCTTCTATCGGCACATCTTCTGTTGGAAGCTGGCTTGTATCCATTGGATTCCTGGTGGTTGTTGCAGCTGGCATTATTAATACCCCGTTATTGGGTTAATAGTATCGTTATCTGCTTCTTCTTCGTCAACTTCATCTTCGGGTGGCACATACTCCGTATCCAACAAAAGCATCCGATACAGATTTTCCATAAAATCGTCATCTTCTTTAACCGGCTTTCCGTCGTCACCATACATCCAACCCTCAATTTCGTCAATAGTGCGGATAAGCGTATTGAATATAAACAAACTGGGCATTTTGTTTGGACCCAGCAAGTGGTCATTCATCTCGATAATTCCAGAGTCTTTATCCTTTGTAGCAGTTTCCAGAATAATATCATAGGGAAAAAGTTTTTCGGCAATTTTATCAAAGGTCGTATTGTCGTTATTGGGATCTCCCTTGGCAAGTGGATCACAGATAATTCGATTAATTCGCAGTAC